CCAATAGATGTAGCATAGTCTTTACAAACATTATAAAGTGTATTCATTAGTGAGTCATAAATATATTTACTTTTTTCTCCTACGTCTCCATCAATTTTGTTTATTGCATTAATGTCAAATGTCTTTGTTTCTCCGTAAATAAAACTTTTGTCATTAGAAGATGTCCAAGGATTCCAGACATTAACACCAAGGTCATTGGTGGAGTCTAGGGAGTCTAACTCCTTTAGAACCTCTTGAAACTTATCAAAATCTTCTATAGCATCTGTATAGTAGTAAACCTTTGGGTCTAATATTTCTCTATTCATTTATTTCTCCTTAGTATCTATTCTTTACGTAGTGATCTTTTTCTCTAACAAATCCTACAATAACGTATCTTATTGGGCCTTCTCCTACATGTCTTACTCCATGAGTATGCTTTTCATCCCCTGGGAAAAATAAAAGGTCTCCTGGTTTTGGTCTTAATGAGATATCTAAGTTTGGAAAAAAAAGTTCACCATCTACATAATCATCATTTATATATATAATTGTAGCATATTTAATCGATGGGTCAGTATGCTGATCAGTGTGTGATTTTAACTCTACTCCAGGCTGCATCCTTTGAATTGTAGCAAGACCACTTAAAATCAATGATGGATCTGACTCTGTAATAATTTTTGACAGTCTATCATAAAAAACACGATACTCTTCGTGATGCTGTATGTTTAAATTTTTATCTACCCAATTTTGTGTAATTTCAAACTTACCTTCAGCAACAAGGTTATCAACATCATCTCTGCCAAACTTTTTCATACAAAAATTTTTTAAGTTTCCCATATACTCTATTTCCCAGTCTGGCTGAGATGCTTTATCTATTGTTTCCAATACAAAAGATAAGTCATCTTTTGTAAGAAAATCTTTAATCCACAAAATTTCTTCTGTAACTTCTTCAAAAATAATGTTGCTGTTTTTAAGATTTTGTTTAAATTTTTCAATCATTTACAATATCCTCAGACCTATACTTATTTCCTTCTTTATCTAACTTCCATCCTTGCTTAAGCAACTCTTGCCATTCTGCTCTTTCAATTTCTTGCTTTGCTCTAGTTTCTTTCATCTCTGCTGCCCAAGCATCTCTTAGTTCTTGTGGGTAGTCAGACTCTTCTCTGTCATCCCAGAAAGATCCTATTGTATACCTTACTCCGCTTGTGATCAAAGATACTTCGTGCATATTGTTAAATCCACCGTCAAATACCGCAAGCATTCCTACCTGTGGTTTAATATCTATATTTTGATCTGGGAATCTTAAGAGACCGCCTTCAAAGTCATCATTTAAGTAAAGGAAGCCAGCATATCTGCTTCTTGTAAATGCTCCTGAATTTCCTTCAGCGTCTGTATTGTCTGAGTGCACTCTCGCATATGCTCCAGGCTCCCACTTTTGTGTGTGATACCCAATCTTGCAAATTGTTTTTGGATCAAGGTCGTGTACTGAGGCAATTGCTTCTGGCATTGTTTTTTCAATATCTGAAAATATAGTTGGAGGTAGTCCAGCATCAAGCAACTCTTGATCATTATCTTTTGGCAATATTGAGGAGTAAGATTCGTAGAATGAAATAGGCATCCAAGAAATTGCACCATTATCTGCTTGAGCATCTAAGGCTTGAATCATTTTTTTACAATCTTCTTTACTTATAAAATTTTCATAAACAACTATATCTTTTGTTAGTCTTTTTTTATTATTTAAATTCATGATATCCTTACTCCATTTTCTATAACTGCTCTTTGAGGATGTTCAAGTCTAAATTTTTCCTCTAACTCTGGCTGCATTTCTGCCCAAACTTCTTTACCAAATTCTTTTTCTTTTGCATACCATTCTTCGGTTCCTTTTTGATATTTTGTCCAGTACATTCTGGCTAAAAATTTATTTTTGTTATAAGATGGCATAACTGCGTGTAGATATGGCTTACCTTCTTCTGTCAGATAATCTGGGTGCCCTGATGGAAAAACTAAAAGATCTCCTGCTTCTGGCTTATATTTAACAAGTTTGTCACCCATTGCGAAGTCGATTTCTCCACCCTCATAATCATCGTTAAAGTATATTGTGCATGTTATTACAAACTTAAATCCTGGAGCAGAGCCTTGTTCTCTTATATAGTCTGAATGATATCTCATTCCATATTTTTCATGCTCCAAGGCATCTTTTTCAGTTATATGATATTTCCCTACTGTTCCACCTGTCCATTGCCATACTGGAGTAATCTTTCCCTCTTCGTCTAAAAAAGTCTCATTTAGATTTACATCAATATTTTGTCTTTTAATATAGTCTTCTGTTACTAAATGAAAATTTTCTATCATTTCTAGGGCAAAGTTTTTTTGATCTTCCTGAACTTGTGTTTTTGTTTCTATATTTTTTAAATTTCCAAATTTGTCTGATGGATTAAACCCAGAAATTATTGGGGTCATGTACTCTCCAAAAATAGACCACTGTGACCAAGGAATAAAAAGCCTGTCTTCTGTTTCCAATAAAGAATCTGTTAAAACCTTGTAAGATTTTGATATGTCTTTAAAAAGATTTTTATACACCAAAATATTAGGATATATTTCGACTGCTTCAAGATATTTATCTGTCATATTACGGTTGCCTATCACCAGTATGTTTTGTGATCTCCCAAAAAAATGGACAAGTAAATCTTAACCCATTCTTAATTTCAGTTACTCCGTGTATATAATTTTTATCACCTGGGAAAAAGTAGGCAGCACCTTTTTTGGGTTTAAACTGTACTCCTTGTAAAGGAAAATATAATTCTCCTCCTTCATAGTCATCGTTTAAATAAAACAAACTTGAAAGATCATAGTGAGGAAAGTCATTTGGTAGACCTGCATCTGGCCCTTCATGCAATTCTTTATCTGCGTGTGGTCTTTGAAATTGTCCTGGAAGCCATTTAACAATAGTTGTTCCTGTTGGAATAACTTCTACTTTGTAAAACTCTTCAATAATTGGCCTTAGTCTTTTGAATAGTCCAGCAATTACTGGAGATATTGATGGATCATTTTTGTCTAGGGTTTGTTGAGTTGCAACTCTGTCTTTCCAATAGTCTGAATCATATACCACTGTTCCATTTTCATTAACATGGCTTTGGGTTACGTCCCAAATTGTTAAAGACTTAGCAGCCTTTTCTAAAAATTCTATCTCTTCCTGAGTCATGAAATTCTCTAACTCAACAATCATATCTTTGCTATTGCCAAACCAGCCAGAAGGCGTTAATGACCTCTTTCTGACTACAACTGAAGCATCTATATTATCCATAACTACATTATACCATTCTGTTTATTTTTTGTATTATCTTTTACTGACAACTTTAAAACTTTAACTTCGTGCTCACCCAATGTTTCTCCCTTTTCATTTACAGCATCTCTATACCAGTCTGTCCATTTTCCTGATGAGTTTACTTCTTGTGATGCTTTTCCATAAGACATATTGGATTCTATTCTTTTCCTGTCTTCATCTTTATAGTCAATAATGTTAATTTCTGTATTATTTAGTTGTGTTAAAGATATTGGAATAATAGTTGCAATAGGTGTTCCTGCTTTAATAGTTATTTTTTCATTTGCCCTTTTTGCTTTGATTGCTAACGGAAATGGATTATCATAAAAAGATGTGCTAACAACATTAGACATTGTTTCAAAATCATTACTAAAGTAGTTTACTGGATTAATTGTTAACATACTAACATCTTTTTCGGTTTTAAACACTAAGCCAGTGTGAAAACTTATAGATGATTGTCCTCTTCCAGCATATGATCCTTCTGGTCCTTTAATTATTTCAATGTGATCTGAAGTTTGATCATTTGTCCCATCCCAAATAAACTCTACATCCTCAATGCAAAAAACACTCCATCCAATAACATTTGACTGTGTTACTGGAAAACATCTATATGCGTGACCTTCGGAAGTTATATCCATCCAGTCTCTTTTAATAGACATTGGAGCAATATTAAATAAAGCACCAGGAGATTTTTCAGCAGATATTTTAAGCACTATTCATTGTCCCATTTTGAATCATACATCTCTGGGGTATGAAACTTTTTGCTGTAATCTAACATTGTAACAATTGAATATTTAGTTCCCGAAGTAACTGGCATAGCCTGATGGGGATACATAAAGTTTGAAGGGAAAATATAAAGATCTCCAGCCTTCGGCTTAATGTTTAAGTTTTGAAGTCTAAAATATAATTCTCCGCCATCATAATCATCATTAATATATGCAACCAAAGAAACAGTGCAGTTGTAAGAATAGCCGTGATCGTGGTGCTCTTTAAAATGTTGTCCTGGTCCATATTTTATAAAGTTAAATGCTTCCCAATACTTTAATGGCATAATGTTATAATCTTTTCTATAATCATCAACTGCTGCTGCTTGAGCATCATAAACATCTTGCCACAAAGATTGTAGTTTTAAAGAAACTTCGCTGGTATCTTGCTCTATATCTGTTTTTTTAAATTTAAAGTCAACGCAGTCTCTATAATCTGGCATAAGTTGTTGATATCCAACATATGCTGGCATCCAATGATATCTATTTCCTTCTGGAGACAGTGCTCCAAAATCAGCAACAGATCCCAAGACATTTTCAAGCCTATTAATTACATCAAACTCTTCTTTTATTACTCCTCGATAGCAGGTTATGCCATTTCCAAGAGTTTCTTTTTCTGTCCATGTTTGCATTATTTATTCCTTATCTATATTCTCGTCTTGACCATACTTTACTCTTATATACCCCGCCGTCAGGCTGTCTATAAAACTTTCTATTTTCTATTAATTCATTATATGCACTGGCCTGATCCAGATCTTCTATTTTATGCTCCCAATTTTCTCTTTTAAATGGAAGAATTTGTAGGTATGGAGTTCCTGCTGGTAGTGTTCCTTCCCAACCATCTGCAATAAAAAATGGAAAACTACCAAGAAGATGAACCTTATCAGAATCAACAACACCCGTTGTATTCATAAAGGGAAGATCAAATCTATTCATTGGTGTCATAAACAAAGCGCTATAGCCTTCTGGTAGTTCCATTCCCCAGTCTGCCAGCCAAGCAAAGTGGTGTTTGTAGTATCCTTTGGGATGCTCAAACATTGGCATTGGTGGTCTTGGCATACAAAATTCTGCATACATTGGGTTTTCAACCTTAACATCTAAATACCCTGAACTATTTTTAGTAAATGTTAAATCACAGGGAGTTCTAAAAATATATCCAGTTGAGAAAGCATCCATAATTGCAGGACAGGCTTTCCATGTAGGAATCTTTCCGTAATCATCGGTAGTTCCTTCTTTAGGAAATGGACAAACCTCTTTTGATGCTTTATAGTATTCCCCGTTAGGCATTTTAAAAAACCTATCAGCATCTTTATACCAGCCTGGAATTTCTTTTTGTGTTGGAACAGGGAAAGTAGTATTATTTTTGTTTAACC